CACATGGTGGATAAGACTAACGAGAAAGTGGAAGATTTGTTTTTTGGCAACAAGCCCGAGTTTTATCGGTTTGTTTTCACGGAGCAAAACAACTACTTGAGAGAGAAGCTAACGGACAAAGTGAGCAAAGCGATGGATTTGAGAGATGAAATCCAAAGAGATAAGGACGCTGAAGAAATAGAAAAAGACAAGCAGGCGTTTTTGAAAAAACACCCTGATATTGACATCAATGAGCTTTCAGAGTTCTATAACGAAGAAATCCCTAACCGCATTAAAACGCAGATTGACAAATTAGAAGGCGTGGCGTTTTTTGAAGCGATTTTAGACTATTTCAACGCCTTAAACGCTAAAGAAGAGCCTAAAAGCGAAGAAGAAAGCAAATTACCTAAAGAAGCTTTAGGCAACGGCGTTAGCGGTGTAGGATACGCTAACAATGAAAACATCATGACAAGGTATTAAGGAGTAAAAGAATGTTAGAAAAACTTAACAATATCAATTTTAACAACATTTCCAATAACACTAATTTAGGTATAGAAGTCGGTAGAGAGATCCAAAATGCAAGCTGGGTAAAAAGCCCGTTTTTTAGCATCACAGGCACAGGTGCGGATCGTGGCGTTCGTCTTTTTAGCGTGGCAAGTCAGCAACCTTTTCGCCCAAGGATAAAAGCGCAATTAAGCGGTAGCGGTGTTAGCGGTAATACGGATTTTGAAGCGAATTACGATAATTTGGAGATTTTGAGCCAGACGATCTACCCGGATGCATTTGGTAATTCCTTAAGATCTAAAATCAAAGCTTACAGCGAATTAGAGCGCATTGATTTCATTAAGGAGAGCGTGGACAGCTTGACTACATGGATGAACGAAGAAAGAGATAAAAGGATCGTTGCAAGCTTGACTAACGATTTCACGAATTACCTCTATAATAATACGATGAATGTAGCGACCATTAGAAAAGCGATTTTTCACGCTAGAAACGGCTTAAAAGCGGATAATAACAAAGCCTTCCCGATTAAACCCGTTAGAGCTACCATGCAAAGCGTGGGTAATGTGGTGGTGCAAAACACAAGCTACATTATCCTATTAGACAGCTACCAAGCTAACCAACTCAAAGCCGACAGCGAATTTAAAGAATTACGAAAGCTTTACGCCTTCGCAGGCGAAGATAAGGGCATGCTTTATAGCGGGCTTTTAGGGGTGATTGACAATTGCCCGGTGATTGATGCGGGCGTGTGGAATAAGCTTAATGTGGGCATGCCTAATTCTAGCGTGAGCGATAGCGATTTCACTCGTTATATCAATAAAGCGAATGTTAATCAGATCGTAACGCCGAGCCAACTCAAAGAAAAACTCAAAGAAAAACTCAAAGAAAAAGAGATCTCGATCGGTTGCTTGATCGGCGCTAGCGCGGTGTTATTAGCAGGCTCTAAAGAAACGAGGTTTTATATTGATGAAACCGTGGATGCAGGCAGGAAGTCTTTAGTCGGCGTGGATTGCCTTTTAGGGGTCTCAAAAGCTAGGTATCAAAGCACGGACGGAGTGGTAACGCCTTATGATAATCAAGATTTTGCCGTGATCGGTTTAGTCTCTAATATGGAGTGAAGAAAGGAGAAAACATGAAACAAAGAGTCCATAGCGTGAGCTATCTAGCTAAAGCGGAATTTAGTTTTAAGAACGGCGTTTATGATTTGGTAGCGTTGCCTAGCGGTGCAGAAGTGGTAAAGGTGAGCGTGGAAGTGGTAGGAAACCCTACGGCTGGAACCATTAGCGTGGGGTTTAAAGATGAAACTAACAAAAATTATTTTTTGACTTTAGAAAACATTCAAGATAAAAAGAACGCTACGAGCGCTAACGACTACACGGCTACAAGCAATAAAGTTGTAGTAGCGGAAGTCAAAAGCGCTAATGGGAACGACACTAAGGGAGTATTAAGAGTGTTATACTTTTTACCGAGCGTGATTGAAGTAGAATATTAAGTTTTTTAGCATTTAGAAAGGATTAAAACCATGTTTTTTAAGAACCCTTTAAACGATCCTAACTATTTCAAGCCTAAAGACGCAACCAACACGCAAGAACGAACGAGCATGCCGAAAAACTTCGGCTTGTTGAATTATTCTCAAACGAGTTATAACGATTTTGTGAATGATTACAAGCCCACGCCTAAAACTTCTAAATTTTCTAACTTCATGGAGAATGTGGGAGGTTACGGCGGTTTAGGGATGCTAGGGGGTGCTATCGGCGGTTTAGGGAGTTTGATCGTGGGAGCGATTAACTATAGCGAGCAAAATAAAAGCGCTAAAGAAAGCCAAAAAATGGCTAAGGAGCAGTTTGAACTGGAAAAACAACGCTACAACGCCAGAGAACAGGAACGCTTACAAAACAGGGAAGCGATTGACAACATCGCTAAAAATAACGCTGATATAATGACAAGGTTTTAAGTAAATCTAACCCTTAAAATTAAGCCTTGATTTAGCTAATCTTTAGTCAAAAGAACAAGGCAACTTTAAAAATGGACTTTACCACACTACAGAACGATTTTTCTAACGACTATCAAAAGGCTTTAAGCGCTAATTTGGAATTTTTAGAAGCCAAGAAATACTACAACGGCAACCAACTCCCGCAAGACGTTTTAAACATTATCTTAGAGCGCGGCCAAACGCCGATCGTAGAAAACATGTTTAAAGTGATTGTGAATAAGATTTTAGGTTACAAAATAGAGAGCATTAGCGAGATACGACTAAGCCCTAAACAAGAAGAAGACAGAGCCTTAAGCGATTTATTAAATAGTCTTTTACAGGTTTTCATCCAACAAGAAAATTACGATAAGGCTATAATTGAAAGAGATAAGAACCTTTTAATCGGCGGTTTAGGAGTTATCCAATTATGGGTAACGCAAGACAAAGAAAATAATGTGGAAATTGATATTAAAGCCCTAAAACCTGAAAGTTTTGTAATAGATCATTTCTCTACTGATAAGAACGCATTAGACGCGAGGCGTTTTCATAAGATGCTAGAAATCACAGAGCAAGAAGCTTTATTATTGTTTGATGATAGCGTGATAATCAATTATACTAATGTTAATCACGAAAGAATAGCGAGCGTGATTGAGAGCTGGTATAAAGAATATAATGAAGAAACCAAAAGCTACGAGTGGAATAGGTATTTATGGAGTAGAAACGCCGGTATTTATAAAAGCGAGAAAAAACCCTTTAAGAACGGCGCATGCCCTTTTATCGTATCCAAGCTATACACGGACGAATTGAACCATTACTACGGCTTGTTTAGAGATATTAAGCCCATGCAAGATTTCATAAACTACGCTGAAAACCGCATGGGCAATATGATGGGAAGTTTTAAAGCGATGTTTGAAGAGGACGCCGTGGTGGATGTAGCGGAATTTGTAGAAACCATGAGCTTAGACAACGCGATCGCCAAAGTGCGGCCGAACGCTCTAAAAGACCATAAGATCCAATTTATGAATAATCAAGCGGATTTAAGCGCTTTAAGCGCTAAAGCCGAGCAAAAACGCCAATTATTAAGATTGTTAGCAGGATTGAACGATGAAAGCTTAGGAATGGCTGTTAATAGACAGAGTGGGGTAGCGATCGCTCAAAGGAAAGAAAGCGGTTTAATGGGCTTACAAACCTTTTTAAAAGCCACGGATGACATGGATCGCTTAGTGTTCAAATTAGCGGTTAGCTTTATTTGTGAGTATTTCACTAAAGAACAGGTTTTTAAGATCGTGGATAGGAAGTTAGGGGATAGGTATTTCAAAATTAATTCTAGCGATGATGACAAGATAAGACCACTTAAATTCGATTTGATTTTGAAATCGCAATTAAAGACGGAGAGTCGGGATGAAAAATGGCAAAACTGGAACGAACTTTTAAAGATTTTAGCGCCTATAAGACCGGATCTAGTGCCAAGTTTAGTACCACTGATGCTAAACGACATGGACAGCCCGATCACTAACGACGTTTTAGAAGCGATACAAAACGCTAACGCTATGCAACAAGAAAACGCCAAAGCGAACGCGCCTTATAACGAGCAAATCCAAGCCTTACAAATCCAAAAATTACAAGCTGAGATCATGGAATTACAAGCCAAAGCGAGCAAATACGAGCAACAAGGAGCGCTAAGTCAAACCACGAACGAAAGCGAAAAAATTAACCAAGCGGTAGCGATTAGCGAGATGCAACAAGAAAACGCTAAAGAAGACAAAAACGCCGAAGCGAATGCTAACAAGCCAAAAAAGAAACTCAAAACGAGCGATAAAACGACATGGCGTAAATACCCGAGCGCGCAGAATTTAGATTATTGAAAGCCTTGAAGTGAAAATTTTAGAAGTGTTAGGAATAAGCGTTTTAGCTTTAGCGTTAGTGATTAGCTTTATTGTAATTGTAGCGGTTTGTTTTTCTGTAGGAGCGTTATTCAATGGATAAGCAAAGAGCTTTAAAAGAGCTAGCGCTGAGAGAATTAGCAAGGCGTGATTTTTACCACTTCTTACGCTTGAAGTGGGAAAGGTATGAAAATAAGCCGTTTTTAGACAACTGGCACATTCAATATTTGTGTAAGGTTTTAGAATGCACTCAAAGCAACACATGCCAAAGCGATGAATTAATAAGGCGCTTGATTTTGAACATGCCTCCAAGCTATGGTAAAACCGAGATTATAGCAAGGTGTTTTATAGCGTGGAGTTTAGGAAAAGATAGGACTAGAAAAATCTTTTATATATCTTATAGCGATGAATTATGCAGAAAAATCGCGAATCAAGTGAGGGATTTGATGGGCAGTTTTTTTTATAAAACTGTCTTTTTTGATGAGCCTTTAGAGTTTTTGCAAAACAACTCAAGGGAGTTTATTTTACGAGAGGGTGGGGGCTTGTTTGTAACCACGCTAAAAAGCGCGCTTACCGGATTTCATGCTAATCAGATACTCATTGATGATCCGATCAAAGTGAGCGATATGAGTTCTAAAAAAGAAGTGAATACCGTTAATACGAATTTCAAAGAGAGCGTTATTTCACGCTTGCAGGACACTAATTCTAACATAACGATTTTAATGCAACGCTTAGGGAGTAATGATCTATGCGGGTTTTTACAGAACGAGCGGGAGTTTGATATTGAAACGATCCAAAAATGGAAAATCATACAACTTAAAGCCTTGAACGAAAACCAAGAAATCTACAAAATTAAGGATTTTGAACACACAAGAGAGAAAAACACGCCGTTATTTGAAAATAGGCACAATAAGGAGCAATTAGAAGCCTTAAGGTTGCAAATGGGTAATGATGAATTTTCTGCGCAATACCAACAAGATCCCGTCGTTAGCAGTGGCGGGTATTTTGATCCGCAGTATTTGAAGAAAGTTTTTACGCATGAATTAGGAGAGTTAAATGCTTATATTTTTGTAGATAACGCTTTAAGCTTGAGCCGCAACGCCGATAATAGAGCGATAGTCGTGGTGGGCGTGGAAAATTACCAAGAAAGCGTTAGATATATCGTTTTAGATTGTTTTTTTGGGATATGGAGCGAAGAAGAAACTATTAAACACATTCTAACGGCTAAAGAGAAGTATAAGGACGCAAAAACTTTTATAGAAAGCGATGGCGGAGGTTTGATTTTGTATCGTTTGCTATTAGTCGCTTTAGCCAGACACAACGAGCAAAACAAGCAAAATAATAAGGAATTATTGAACGATGAAATCATTTGTTACACGCCAAGCCGAAAAATATCCAAAGTAGATAAAATCAAAGCGATAAGGCCTTTTTACAATACGGGTTTTTTAGTGTTTAGCCATTCTAGCAACACCGAACAGATAGAAAAAGAGCTTTTTAGCTTTAACCCCGATAAGCCTTTTAAAAAAGATGATTGTATAGACGCTTTAGCGAGCGCGATAACGCATGAGAGCGTGAAAGCGCCCTTAAAACGAGAAATTAAAGAAAGCTATAACGCCCGATTTAAAGCTAAACCGACATGGAGGATATAAGCTAAACCTAACCCTTAAAAATGACGCGCAATTAAGATTAAATAAGAGAAAAAGAAAGGGTTATTATGAAAAATATAAATCTTATTAAACATTTTAGAAATGTTGAAAACATTAAAAAAAAGCGTTTAGTTTTTAAAAATGTTAAAAAAAGATCGTTGAAACTTTTAAAAAATAAAGGTTATAGAGACTTTATCGTTAAAATCAAAAGAAAACAGCGAAGCGATGATGAAATTTTAGAAAGTTTAGAGTTAAGTTATCTTAACGCAGGATTTTAAGGATTAGTGCATGTGGAATAGAATATATTTGAAATTTGATATTAAAGTGGTGTTTTTGTTGTGCTTGTTGGAAATTTTTGAACTTGTTTTAATTATTAACGACATGAACAAAACCGAAAAACTGGAAAACGGTTTAAAGGATAATTTGCAGGTCATGGGAACGCTTATAAATTTGTTGGACGAGCATACACAAAAAATTAAGATCAAATGAATGAAACAACATGGTATCATTTTAGAGTTTGAATTTTCAAAACTCATCCCGTATTTGTTGGTAATAATGGTCGGTTTATTTGTAGGAGTTTTGTATGTATTAAGAAGTATTAGGAGTGAAGATTTTAAAAACAAAACCGAAAGATTGTTTTACATTATTCAAGGGGTGGGAAGTAGCATTCTAGTAACATGGATTAGTTACGAAATAACGGAATATTTTTTTAACTTGCCAACAAGCCTATGCGTAGCCATTAGCGGAGGCGTTGGGTATTTAGGAGCGGAGAGCATGAGTGGTTTAGCGTTAGATAGTTTGAGAAAAAGGTTGTAAAATGGATTTGGAAAGTTTAGAAAACGCTTTAAATAACGGGGATTTCAAAGAACAGGTAACTAGAAGTTTAGAGGGAATTTACCAAATTTCTAAAGTTTTAAACGAATTAAAACTTTTGGAAAACTTTAATGATCACAATTTAGAAATCGTAGCAAAGATACAAGCGATTAAAAACGAGCTAGCAGGCTATGAAGCTAAAAAGCAAGAATTAGAAGCGCTATTAAACACGCAATTACAAAGCACTTTAACGAGCGAAAAAGAAAAGCTAGCGCAAGCAGGAAGCGAATTAAAAAATAATCTTATAGCTGAACTCACAGGAGCTAAAAATACACTAGCGCAAGCCTTAAAGCCACAAATACAAGGCGTAACGAAATTTTTAGGTATTTATATTTATGGGAATCAAAGTTTTTTCAAAAACGAAAGCGATGAATTTAGGAGATTGTTTGAATTTAGTAATATCCATTTAAAAGCGAATAAAAGCTATATTACGCAATTTAGCATGCCTTACGAATTAACCACGGACGGGGTTTATAGCGATACAATGGGCGAAATGGTGTTGTGTTTGGAAGCTAATAATAAGGTTTATCCGATCATTAATAGCTTTTATCAAAACAAAACTACTTCTTTGGTTCATAGTCATAAAATCATAGACACTTATAGGGTTAGTTGTGTTTTGAAAACGCCAAGCGAAGAAGCCGACTATAAAATGGCAGTATTTGCGAGGAAGCATAAAGATTTATGGGTGAATGTTAATTTTACATCTAACACTCAAGGGTTTGAAACGAGCTTTTTAAACAACGCGAATTTTTTAGGTTTAACCACGCAAAGCCTACCGACCGATTATAATAATGACCGGGTGTTTTATAAGCATTCTAAAGTGTTATTTTATGAAATTTTAGAATGAAGCTTTTATTTTTAGCGTGTGTTTTTAGCGTTAGCTTTAGTGCATGCGCTAAAAAGGTGATTTATAAAGAGGTTAAAGTGCCGATTAAATGTAATATTGAAATACCGACAAGACCGAGCGCGCATTTAGAAGCGTTAGAATACTTGCGAGCGTTATTGATTTATACCGAAACGCTAGAAAACGATCTGAAGTTTTGCACAAAATCTTAACCCTTAAAATCACGCTCTGATTTGGCTTAAATACCAAGAAACTGAAGGAAGTTAATGTATTTAGTCCTATTAGAAAGAAAACACGATTTAAGGCCACTTGTAAGGAAAGACAAGAAAGAAAGCGGCATGTTAGGGAGCTTTAGAGTGTTTGAAAGCACTCACGATCAAGGCATGAGCGATAAAGAGATAATCAAACACTATGGAAAACAAGACACCTTATTTAGTTGTTTTTCTTTAGAAAATAGCGGAGAGCCAACAGACACGCCAAATTTAGACAAGCCGATCATCGCTAGAGATTACGAATTAGAGTGGAGCGATACGAGTTGCACGGTGCCTAAAGAATACAAAAATAAAAAATGCGCTAACCAACGCCATGAAGTGTTGCAACTCATTGATCCTAATAACAAGGATTTCAAAAACCGAAAGATTTTAATCCATGTAGGCAACACCGCGCATGATACTTTAGGGTGTGTTTTGTTAGGGATGCAACACGATGAAGAAATGATTTATAAAAGCAATGAAGCGGTAAAAAAGTTTTTTGATTTAGTCAAAGACAAAGGCGTTAATAACTTTTTATTTAAGGTGATTGATAAGGTTTGAAGAATGGATACAACAAGATTTATAAGAAATTTTACTTTATTCAAAGAAGCTTTACAAAAGCAAAATTTCAATAACAAAGATTTGAACACCACGAGCATGCAAGCAGCCTTACAGAGCGAGCAATTGGCTTTAAATGAAGAAGCGCAAGACTTACAAAGCGAGCAAGTGAGGGCAAAAATGCAAATAGATTTTTTAAGCATGCAAGCGAATTTACAAAACGCCAAAGCCGAAACCTTGAATAAGCTTATCCAGTGCCAAGCGATGCTAAAAAGCCTAAAAGATAACGCCATGATCAACCGAGCGAACGCGCTTGTAAGTTTGCTACAAGTTCAAGCAAATGCGGCTAATGGGATCACGCCGTCTAATTTTGAAGCAGCGTTTAAAATAATCACACAGATCGGCAGTGAATACAATCAAATCACTTTACATAATTTTAATAATGGTATGAATGTAAGCGTGAGCACTCAACAAGAAAAAGAACAAACGAACAAACTAGCAACGATTTTAAATAATTTGAGTAAGGAATTAGAAAAACTGAACGAACAAAGCGAAGTCGATTCTATACAGGTTTTTAGCGATAAATTAGAAATTTTGAAAGACATGCCGACAAGGTTATGGGGCTTTAGCACTTTATCTAACGCTGAAGAAGGCTTTTATAACGAGCAAGACGAACAGATCGCAAGCGGTAGCGTGTGTTTGTTTAAAAGCGATAAGGTAGGAAAACATATAATCACCTTTAAAGCGAGAAATAGTAAAAAAAGCTTAAGTAAAAACATCACAATAAGCGTGATAGCGAACAAGTTGAAAGAAAGGACGAACCAATAACATGGCTTATTTTGAAAGCATCACAGCGGGCAGAGGCGGATTAGATAGCTTTAATCAGGCGTTGAATAACCAACGATACGCCAATTTAGCGTTAAATGAAAGCATGGGCAATTTTGCGAACACGATCGCTAATGCAGGAAGCCTTTTTGATAACGCTAAAATCAGAGAAGAAGCCCTGAAGTATCAAAAAATGCGAGATTTAGCTAACGATAAGAAACAAGCCGAAGCGTTTGACTTGCAAAAAAGACAAGCCAAATTAAGCATGGATTTTGCTAAAAGAAACCAGGCTTTAAATGAAGAAACGCACAGGCAAAACAAAAAATTAAACGATCAAAGACTGAAAGCCATGGAGCTTGAAAACCAACTAAACAAAAAACAACAAGACTGGCTAATGAAAGCTATGCCAAGCCCTAAAGCGAGCGTTAGCGTGGGTAATGACGCCAACAACGCTATTAAAACGCCAACAACCACACCAAACGCTTTAAACACACCAACAACGCCAATAACACCAAAGAAAACCATCACTAAAGAAGAGTTTAGGGATATTTATGCTAATCCTATGTTTAGATTTTAGTTTTGACGCCTTATTATTTGATTTTTAAGGTTTTTAGGGGGATTATTCCTTATATTATCATCGTTATTTTGTTAGTTTTGAATAGTAACCTAAAAGTTAAATTAGTGTTAGCAGAAGAAAGACTAAAAAGCAACGAAGCGCATTTGATCAAGCAAAATGAAACCATTGAAAGGCTGGAATTAGAAAGCCAACAATACAAGACTAACAAGCTTTTAGAAGTAAAGAAAATTAAAGACAAATACCACAAAATCATCGTTAAAGACAGCACATGCGAGGCGAAATTAGAAAGCTATGAAGCCTTAATTAACGCTTTTAAAAAACCTAACCCTTAAAATTATTTACTTTTTTTTATAAAATGTTTTGTAAAGATAGCAAGGAGTGGAAAAAATGAAACTCTATAATAAAATCCAAGAACTCATTACCGAAAGCGAAACGCTCAAACAAAAAAATAATGAAGTGTTAGGATTAGCGAGGAACGAATTAAGCGCGCTAGTCAATCAAAAAGCTAATGAAAATTTAGAAAGCTTAAAAAACACCTTTCAAGGCTATTTAAACGACCAATTGATAGAGATGCCTTTAATTATAAAAAAAAATGTTAAAGAGCTTGTCAATAAGGAAGCGCTGAATAAAGAAATACGCAACGAACTAATAAGCCAATTTGACAAGCAAGAAATAACAAACGCCCTAAAGCAAGAACTAAAAAACGAGATTAAAAGCGAATTGAATAATATTTTAGATAATAGCGAACTAAAAAGCGAACTACAACAGGCTAAAAATAAAATTGTAAGCGAAACCACGAACGAAACCACAAACGCGCTAACGAGCAAGATTTTAGGGATTTTAGAAAAGAAATTAGACACTATCACTATAAGCGTGATTAAGAATTTAGATTTTAGTTTTCTAGCAGCGCAACCTAAAGCCTTTTATAGCGTGATCAACGAGAATTTAAAGGAAATGTTTTTAAAAGAGCTTGAAAGCGAGTTTTTAAAGAAATATATTAAAGAAGTTATTGATAACGCTTTAAAAGAAGCTGAGAAACTCAAAGCGTTAAAGATAGCGGAATTAAAAGCGTTATGTTATTTGCAGGTTATGTTTGAAAGCCACAAGGTGCAATTATTGCAAAACGCTTTAATGATTGAAGCCGATATTATGAATAATAGGATGAAAATAGAAAACGAGATCGCTTACAATTTGAAGCGTAAAGAATTAATAGCAGAAGGCAAGCTAGAAGATGAAGCGTTTAAAAAAAACATTTTTAAAGTGATTTGAAGAAAGCAAAAGACATGGACGAAAAATTAGAAAGCGAAATTTTTGAAGAGCGATTGAATAGCCTTTACAAACCGATTAAACAAACGCAAACCACGAACGAAAGCGGAAATAAAACTAATCAAGGTTTAGCTAATCGAGGTTTAGAACAATTAGCGAGCGCACCACAGAACCTAAAAGAACAAGAAGCTAATGACCCGTCTTATTTATCTACCGGGATCGCTTATTTGGACGATAAGATCAAAAATAGAAGCATCACGGCGTTTGATTATTACATGGCTAAAAAGTTTTTAGGAATGGATTTGAATGTCAATTTAAACGGGAACTTGAACATTAAGAGCGAAAATCAAACAAAAGTAAAAAATCTAACGAGCGCTACAAATAAAATTTTTAACGGGATAAAAGCATTAAATCTAGGCGATAGACTGATCCAAAAAGCGCAAGATAACAGCGGGATTTTTAGCGCGCTTAAAAGGCTTGCTAATGAAAAAACTAACGGGCTTTATAGTTTAAATAGTGATGAAGCAGAGACCATGAACGCCTTAAAAAATTACTCTTATTCTACAGCAAGGCAGATGGGCGGACAGCTCACTAATCAAAAAATCAAAGACGCGCAAGAAATGACGAAGTTTGGTTTTAGAAGCAAAGAAGAAAACACCGCAAGATTAGGCGAAAATCAGGGTAGGCTCATTCAAATTTTAGAACAAGATATGAATAATTTAGAGAGTTTAGGAGGCAAAGTGCCTGAAAGCGTGATTTTAGAGTTATTGAAACATAAAAAACGCCTCGCGCACATCCAAAAGAATCAAGGCAGAATCAAATTAAAAGAATACCAACAGATCACCCCCTACAGCGAACATGAACAAGATGACTGAAAATAAAAAAGTAAATAAAGCTTATTCAAACGATTTCAAGCTTAAAGTCAAAAGATATTACGAAAGGAGTTTAGAATCTAAACAAAAGATCGCTTTAAAATTTGGTATCAGTAACAGGACCTTAGCGGTATGGGTTATGGATGGGGAGTGGGAGAATAATGTTGTATTAAAAGAAATAAGAGCCATGTATGAAACGCATGGATTGAGCATTAACGCATTAAGTAAAAAGTATGGCGTGAGCGTTAGCCTAATAAGGAAGTTTAAGATACGCGACAAATGGGAAAAGAAAAAGATCATTAACGAAGCCGCCGAAGTTTTACAAGATAAGCTGACAATAGATAAAATGGGTTTGTTTTTAGACACTAAAAAGCAAGAATTGAAAGAAAATTTAAAAAAAAGTTTAGATCACTTAGACCTTGACCCCGTGGTAGTGGAAGCGATAACCGAAACAAGTAGCGACGAATTGATTTTGAAAGCGATGAATACCGCCTATATTAAAAAACAGATTTTATTTTGTGCTATTGTGGCAAGAGGTGAGCTGATTAAGATGATAAAAAGAGCTGGCGATAAAGTGAGGGATAATATAAACATTATTGTAGCGGCTGAAAAGGTCTCAAAACTTTTTATTGATGCGGGCGTTAGCTTGTTTGGTAAAGAGCAGATCCAAGCGGTAGAAATTAAAGAGAATGGCGACTATAGCCAAATGAATATAACCGAACTTATGGCGTTAGCTAACGCTAACGATAAAGTGGATTAGCTTTAGTGTTTTCACCCTTATTCTTGATTCTTGTTTAAACCGCTATTTAAAAGCGCTTGTAGCAAGGTTTTAAGCGTTATGATTACCACCCAACGCCGTTAAAGCCCCTAGCTTTAGCTATGGTGAGTATGTCAATTATCCTATCCACCCATTTAACACCCTTTTTTTAAAAAAGAAAATTTTTAAAACTTTTTATTTTTGTATTATGAAGTTTAATTTTATTCTGTTTTTGAAGCAGCATTAAAAAAGAAATTGTTTTTTAGGTTTTCTTTTTTCTCCCGCTTGTTGATTGTCTAACAATAGCTGTTAATTTTTTATTTTTTATTAAAGAATTTTTTAGCGTTAGTGTTTTTTTTTGTTATCTAAACTGATATTAATTGACCTTGTAAAAGCTTTATTTATGGGATTTTAGTGGCGTATTGTTTTTTTAAAAAGCATTTGACAAATTTACAAGAAAATAGCTATTATTTGGCAGTTATTTTTAAAATTCGTTGTAGTTGTGCCACAAGCAAAGATTAAATCGGGCTTGATAGTAACGCTATTTAGTGGGTTTGTTGGGGGTTTTAGGTTTGTTGTAGATTATCTTTATATTGATCCGCCTTACAACACCCAAAACAATGAATTTATTTATGCGGATAGGTTCAAACGCTCCAGCTGGCTGACTATGATGACTAACCGCTTAGAGCTTGCACAATATTTATTGAATGACAAAGGCGTGGCGTTTGTAAGCATTGATGATAATGAGCAGGCTTATTGCAAAGCTTTAATGGACGAAGTGTTTAATGGGGGGGGGGGGGGGTGATAACTTTGTAGCGAGTATTATTTGGGAAAAAAAATATTCTCCACAAAATCATACGAAATGGTTCTCTGATAACCACGATTTTATTTTACTATATGCTAAAGATAAAGAAATTTGGCGACCTATTTTATTACCACGCACAAGCAAAATGAATGCACGCTATAAAAATTTAGATAACGATGAAAGAGGCGTGTGGAAGTCCTCTGATTTATCAGTTGGATCGGCTGTTGAGCGTAATATTTACCCTATTTTTAACCCCTACACCAAGCAAGAAATATACCCTCCGCATGGTCGCTCATGGGTTTATTCACAAGAAAAATTACAAGAATTGATCGCTGATAATCGTATCTTTTTCCCCACAAGCGGTAGTGGTGTGCCAAGCTATAAACGCTTTTTAAGTGAAGTCAAGCAAGGCACAACACCTTTAACAATATGGAAATACACAGAAGTAGGACACACTCAAGACGCTAAAAGAGAAATCAAAGAGCTTTTTGAAGGGCAAGCCCTTTTTGACACCCCCAAACCCGAAGCCCTACTCCAACGCATTTTAGAAATTTCCACCCAAGAAAACGATCTCGTGTTAGACTTTTTTGCCGGGAGCGGGACGACTTGCGCGGTGGCGCACAAGTTGAAGAGAAAGTATATCGGTATTGAAATGGGGGAGCATTTTGATAGCGTGATTTTGCCCAGGCTTAAAAAGGTTATAGGCGGGTTTAAAAGCGGTGCGCTTAAAGAATTTAATGGAGGTGGGGTAGTCAAAGTTTATGCATTAGAAAGCTATGAAGAGATTTTAAGAAAAATCAAGTATGAAGACAATGACAAACCCCTAGCGTATGATGAACAATACAGCGATTTCGTGGGATGCAAAAACGAATCTTACACGCTCAATATAGAAGCGCTAGAAAAAATGGGCGTGGATATTAAAGAGACTTTGGAAAATTTACACGGCGTTGGAGTGGAGTTTTTTAATGAAAAGGTGGTGAAATTTAAAGGGAATGATAAAGAAGTAGAGATTTTAAAAGCCTTAAAAGAAGCGCTCATTTGGTAA